ATTAGATTCAACACCACGTAAAGCACAAGATCCAGAGGATCAGGCAATGTACGATGAGTACTTTGCCAAAGGTGGCAAAGTCACTATCGTTGATACCAATGCAAGAACAGAAAGTTTTAGTACGAACCCTTGGCAACGATCCAAAGGTAGACCTAAGGAGAAAAAATAATGTGGTATGTGTTAGGCGAAAATGAAAATGGGGATTTTGAAATCTGGGAAGGTCTTACTGCATCAGAAGCACTTGCAGTAAGAAATGAGTATTTGAAACTTAAAAAACAGACATGTGCTGGAAAAATGTCTGAAGTTATTGCAAAAACAGGTTGACATATAGGTTATATGTGTTAAGCTGTATGTACAGTTAGAAAACAATATTGCATAGGAGAGCTAGAATGCAAGTACAAAAGAAAGATTCTAAAACTATAAATTTTGAAACTGATCAGCAGGTTATGGACCGTATTGCTACACGTTTCAGTATATTACACGACATGACTAAGGCAGTGATTGCTGGTGATGTTAGAGCTATGATTGTTACTGGACCTCCAGGAGTTGGTAAGAGTTTTGGTGTAGAAAAAGAACTAGACAAAAGTTCAATGATGGACAGCATTGCAGGCAGACCTATCAAGTACGAAGTTGTAAAAGGTGCGATGACTGCACTTGGTTTGTATGCAAAACTATATGAACATGCAGATGCTAATCATGTGTTGGTATTTGATGATTGTGATAGTGTGCTAATGGACGAACTCAGTCTTAATATACTAAAGGCCGCACTTGACTCAGGTAAAAAACGTGTTCTACATTGGAATGCAGACAGTGCTAAACTTAGATCAGAAGGTATTCCAAACAAATTTGAATTCAAAGGTGGTGTAATTTTTATTACCAACGTTAAGTTTGAAAATGTCAGAAGTAAAAAATTACAAGACCATCTAGAAGCATTGCAATCAAGATGTCATTATCTGGATCTTACACTAGATACCATGAGAGATAAGTTTTTACGTATCAAACAGATAGTTTCTACAGGAGAACTGTTTAAAGATTACGATATGACCCAAGACCAACAGGATCAAGTAATTGACTTCATGGATGAAGTAAAGGATAAATTAAGAGAAGTAAGTTTGAGAATGGCTTTGAAAATAGCAGATCTTACTAAGGTAAGTCCAAATTGGAAAGAACTTGCTGAAAACACTGTGATGAGGCGCAGATAGAATAGGTTGTCATATCAGATCTAGCTCCTGGACAACCTAAGAGCAGGCAGTTTACGGACTGCCTGCTTGCTTTATGGATAATTAAGTATATGAAATGTTTAGTTGTAGGTGCAAGTGTAAGCAGTGGATATGGCTTAGACGGTTTTAGAAATGACCAACAATTATTTGCCACAAAATTTTTAAATTATGTAGATGGTGTAAACCCACAAATGATAGATAATGTGGGTGATCCTGGTGATGACAATCTAAAGATTTATCGATCAGCTCTTACCAGACTAATGCAAAATGATTATCACAGTTTACTTGTAGTATGGCAAAATATACCTTTTACAAATATACATTTCGGGCTCGAACTACACAATACACGATGTGGTTTAATATCATCGGTGGTGCCTGTTAATGACATAAACATGGTTAGCAAGCAAAGCATTCCACGCAGTGTTTTGGTGAATATGCAAAAACATCTTTTGGCATACTACAATTATCATTGGGATATTATCAATCTGTTGTTCTACTGCAACAGTTTAATTTACGTAGGAAAAAGCACTAACACACAGATAAGATTTGTACATTACAGTTTGCCTTGGCGTACTAATAGATATTTCGAACAACATGAATGGCAAAAACCAAGTGAACTTGATCCATTTACACAAGAAATATTACAGTGCGATGAACGTGATGATGAAGAAAGTAAACAGTTGTACAAACAAATACATAAAGAATATAACAATATTGGTGGCATGCAGTCTGCTTATTGGTTAAACTTGTACAATCCATTATGCGATAAGAAAATAGACACAGGTGCTGACGGTTTACATCCTGGATACAAAAGTCAAGAGATTTTTACTGAATTTCTTATACAATGTTACTTAGAATCGTTGACAAAATCTACTGATACTGTATAATAACACTATGAAAACTGCAACACTCATAATAAACGATGAAGTAAACCTAAAAATCTCTGGACTAGATCTTGATGTTCGTAAAAAATTAGTTAACACTTTTAAATATGATGTGCCACATGCAAGATACTTGCCAGCAGTCAGACTAGGACGTTGGGATGGCAAGGTTGCATACTTTCAAATGGGTGGCAGTACATACTTAAATTTGTTGCCTGAAATTGTTCCTATACTCGAAGATTTCAATTACGACGTTGACATACAAGATAACAGAGGATACCAAACAGTATTCCAGTTTGATTCGGTTGCAGAAGATACTTACAGCGACATTATGTGGCCGAAGAATCATCCTGCATCCGACACTCCTATTGTGCTAAGAGACTACCAAGTAGAGATCATAAACAGTTTCTTGCAAAACCCACAGTGCATACAAGAAGTAGCAACAGGTGCTGGTAAAACAATCATGACTGCTAGTTTAAGTGAACGTGTAGAAAACTATGGACGTAGTATTGTAATAGTTCCTAACAAAAGTTTGGTTACACAAACAGAAGCAGACTATGCAAACATGCAACTTGATGTTGGTGTGTTCTATGGTGACAGAAAAGAGTTTGGACACAAACATACAATATGCACATGGCAAAGTCTAAACGTACTACTGAAAAACACAAAGAATCAACGTGTTGACATTACCATACATGAATTCTTAGAAGATGTAGTTTGTGTAATAGTTGACGAAGTACACATGGCAAAAGCAGATGCACTTAAAACACTATTAACTGGTGTGATGGCACGTGTACCATTACGTTGGGGCCTAACAGGAACAGTGCCAAAAGAGCCATATGAGTTTCAGGCATTGCATTGTAGTTTAGGTCCAGTAATAAATCAACTGGCCGCAAGTGAACTACAGGAAAAAGGTGTACTTGCTAACTGTCATGTAAATGTTGTGCAGTTGATTGATCATGCTGAATTTACAAACTATCAAAGCGAATTAAAGTACCTATTTGAAGAAAAAGGCAGACTTGATACCATTGCAGGCTTGGTTATTGAAGTAAATAAAACTGGTAATACATTGGTATTGGTTGATAGAATAAGTGCTGGTACAGAATTGCTTAACCGTATGGGCGATGATGCAGTGTTTGTAAGTGGTGCAACCAAAGCAAAAGACAGACAGGAAGAATACGATGAAGTGGCTACTGCGACAGGTAAAATCATTATTGCTACATATGGTGTCGCGGCCGTTGGTATTAATCTCCCACGTATTTTCAATCTTGTCCTTTTGGAGCCTGGTAAAAGTTTTGTACGGGTTATACAAAGCATTGGCAGGGGTATTCGGAAAGCGGAAGACAAAGACCACGTCCAAATCTGGGACATAACATCAACTTGCAGATTTGCAAAAAGACACCTAACCAAACGTAAAGCATTCTACAGAGAAGCAAACTATCCGTATAGTGTAGAAAAACTGGATTGGAATGCATAAGGAGAAAAAATGAGAATACTAACACTAGACAATACTGTGTTTGAAGTAGATACGCTGCCAGAAGAAATAGATGACTTACGTTTTGCAATTTTTGACAACAGTGATCCCCAGAATGCAGATCATTTGTACATACCACTTATATTCTTAGAAACGTTCAATTCACCAGCACTGGTATTACGTATTGGAGATCGAACAATGAAGATGCCAATTGATTGGCAGGTACTAATTGGTGAACCAGAAGTGGGCGATCTTGAAATGCTACCACTAACAAGTATCAATGACAGAGGATTCAAAGTATTTCAATTCAATCCATTGACTAGTTTTCGTCCTAGTTATATGGATATTGAAATAATCGATGTTTATCAAGATGTGACTTGGTATGTACCTAAACTGAAGAATGGACAGATGTTGGCAGTTCCAGTTGAAAACAAAAATGATCCACGATGTGCATACTTTGTCAAAGACATCAGTCGAAACTGTGAAATCGTGGACTACAATAAGGCATGGTAATATGGAATTTACAAATGGCATATTTAATGTAATAAAAAACAAGATGAATGACAGTGCAATTTTGGCATTGATTTATACTTGCGGGCATGTTATAATAGCAATGAATGTTGTGTACTGGATGACCGGTGCAAGCATATGGGAAGCCGGAGCAGTTGCACTAATTGAACCTTGCATAAATGGTGTATGGTTTTATGTATTACATAGAATATGGATAAAATACAGTGAGCGAAAAACTTAACATAGCAAATGAAATGCGTTGTCTTGATCGCAAGGATCGCAACTTCTATGACAGTTTAACAGAAGAAGAACGTAAAAAGTTTTCAAACTTTCTCATGATACGTTGGGGATCAAGTGTACAAGGTCCTAGCGAACTACAAGAATACTATTTGATAGCCTGTAATCAACGACTGAACAAACACTTTTTTGACATCAATCGACATCCTAAACTACAATGGTTATGTGCTACAAGTATTTCTCCAGGAATGGGATCGCACAGACATCAATGGATACCACCTAAGAAAAAAGAAAAAGGCAACAACGAAGGTAAAAAAATACTAATGGAACTGTTTCCTGCTATGAAGTCAGATGAAATAGAATTGTTGAGTAAGTTAATGACTGCAAAAGAACTAAAGGAACACATGCGTGATAGCGGAAACGTATAAGTGCAAATACTGCGAAAGGGAATTTAGAAAAGAAAGCACACTAGCAGTACATCTCTGTGAACAGAAACGCAGATTTCAAGAAGAAAAAGAAGTTGGCGTACAAATTGGTTTGCAAAGTTATCTAAAGTTTTACACTATGACACAAGGCAGTGCAAAACTAAAAACCTATGCTGACTTTGCTACATCACCATACTACAAAGCATTTGTAAAATTTGGTAGACATTGTGTTGCAATTAACGCAATTAACGTACCCAAGTTTGTTGAATGGGTAATTAAACAAAATAAAAAACTAGATCATTGGTGCAAAGAAGCAGTATATGATGAATACCTTCATGAATACATTAGACGAGAAGCACTTAAAGATGCACTTGAACGTGGCATTGAATATACTATAAAGTGGAGTGAACGTACAGGACATCCAGCACAGGACTTTTTACGTTATGGAAACGATAATGCAGTAGCATTCGCAATAAGTACTGGACGCATATCACCTTGGTTGGTGTTTAACTGTGAATCAGGACAAGCATACCTAGCAGATATGAATCCTGATCAAACAAAAATTGTATGGCCTTGGATTGATCCAGACTTTTGGCAAAAGAAGTTTCGTGACTATCCAGCAGATCAGGCATACTGTGAAGAAATACTAAAACAAGCAGGATGGTAAAGTGCCTTTTTACACAGAAAAAATAAGTTTTACATTACCTGCAGAGGAGAAGAAAATGGGATTAACTAGACCAAAAATACAACAAGTGGAAAAAATACAAAAATCCAAAGATCCACAATTCTATATGATGTTTCTTAAAAGTGCAATACGTATTGGTGCTTGCTATGCATTATTAACTGGAGATTTTGTTATGGCCGCAATAATATTTGCTATTGCTGAATTTGTAAACATAGGACACTATATAAGCAAATGAGTGCAGATGTAGACATAGACTTTGCTGACAGGCAACAGATAATTGATTTGATTCAATGTACACCAGCACGCCAAAACGCAGAAGGACGTAAGCATAACAGTGGTGTGTATGTCACACCTATACCTGTTGATGCACCAAATGGTTGTGCAAGTATAGACTATGAGTATGCAGAACAACGTGGATACTTTAAACTGGATTTGCTTAATCAAAGTGTCTATACACTGATTCAAGATCAAGACCACTATGATACTATGTTGGCAAAAGAAACAGATTGGACAAGACTACAAGATAGTGATTTTTGTAAACAGGTAGTACACGTAGGAAACTATCATGATCTCATTTGTGCTATGCAACCAGACAGTATACCACGTATGGCTGCATTTATCAGTATCATACGTCCAGGTAAAGCACATTTACAACGTCGACCTTGGCAAGAAGTATTTGCAACTGTCTGGGATGGCGATGATACCACAGGATTTGTGTTTAAAAAATCTCATGCAGTAAGTTATGCACGTTTAGTAGCACTACACATAAATTTATTAGATGAATAATCCTATTGTAAATTTTTTCTTATACCCTGCTGGTTCAGGAGGAAAATTTTTAATTAATTGTGTGAGTTTAAATAGCCATGCAGTGTTTCAAGATCATAAACTAGCACAACGCCAACTCAATGGTGATTTTGGAATAAATGAAAAAACAAGATATATTTTTGATAATTTAAAAATTGCACAAGGCACACGTAAGTGGACAGATCTTGAACTAGGAGATTATCAACTTTATGGAGTAACCAACGAACAATATCTTTGCACATTTCCTGAAATTCTTAAAAAACGTTTTGAAAACAATAGTTTGCTACAAAAGTGCATACAGGATTCTGTACATCTAAACATGGCCATGCACGACTGGATATTGTTTGAAGCAAAACTCAGAGTCTGGCCAATGGCACGCTCAGTGATATTTACAAACTATAGATCTTTTTTACAAAAACGCAAGCATGGTAAAATAAAAGATTCATACTTAGATACCTATTGGAATAAAGTACGTGGTGCAGATTGGCCTGAACGTGCTCCTACTACAACACAAGAACTATCTCACTTGCCTGAGTTTATCCAAACAGATTTACGAACTATATTTAATAACGAAATAGAACGTTATTTAAATTATGGACATGACTTTGATGCACTATGGAACAATTACACAGAAAATTTTCCTGTAAAATTTTTGTTTGATGTCGGGTATGCTTACAAAAATTGCTACAACTTTTATGAAGTATATACAGAAGTTTGTAAATATCTTGGATTACCTAAGGCAAATGAGCCAATTATTGAAAAATATTTTTGCACATGGGAAAAGACTATTAATCTACTTTCCGAACAAGAGTAATACTTCTACGTTTAATTTTTTTTCTACTTAATTCTTGTAAACTAGTTGAAGGGCCAAGTATTATATCCAAATCTTTGTTTACAAAAG